AAGGGACGGCTTGAGGGCGCGGCCCACCCCAAGTTTGCGGCCGGCACCACGCCGCGCATCAAGGGGCTGAGCCATGTTGAGCGCGCTTGCGACAACGCCGAGGGTTTTGTGCGCGCGCACATCGATTGCCCGCACTGCGGCGCTGACCACCCGCTCACCTTCGGTGGCAAGGACAAGGCCCACGGCTTCAAGTGGGAGCCGGAGCGGCCCGACACCGTGCGCCATGTGTGCCCGCACTGCCTGGGCAGCATCACCCAGGCGGACTACCTGAAAGGCGGCCAGCCGCTGCCCGTGACGTGGGTGTGCATCAAAACCGGCCGTCGCTACGGCGTCGATCGCGTGTGGCGTGACGACAAGGGCATGCCCTGCCGCCCGCCCAAGACCCTGGGCGTGCACATCTGGGCCGCGTACAGCCCGCAGCGCAGCTGGGCCAGCATCGTGAAGGAGTTTTTGGAAGCCAAGTCCGCCGCCGAAAAAGGCGACGTGGGCCCGCTGCAGCTGTTCACCAACGAAACCCTCGGCGAAACGTGGGAAGTCAAAGGCGAACGCAGCGACGACCACGCGCTGCAAGCCCGCGCCAAGGCCGAAGGCCTGCCCATCGGCATCGTGCCCAAAGGCGGCTTGGTGCTGACCGCTGGCGTGGACGTGCAGCGCGACCGGTGGGAAATTGCCGTGTGGGCGTGGGCGCGTGGGCTGGAGAGCTGGACCGTCGACCACGCCATCATCGAAGGCAACCCCGCCAGCGACGAAGATTGGGAGCGCGTCACCGCCTACCTGCAGCGCCGGTACCAGCAAGCCTGGCATGGTGGCAGCCTCGGGCTCAGCGCCATCAGCATCGACAGCTCGGACCAGACGCACGCCGTGTACGCCTGGGTGATGCGCAACCAAGCGCGCCTGCCGCAGCTGCGCGCCATCAAGGGTTCGAGCGAAGAGCACCGCCCCGTGCTCGGCCCGGCCAGCCGCCAAACCGTCAACTGGCGCGGCCAGACCATCAACAACGGCATCAGCCTGTGGATGATGGGCGCCGACACCGCCAAAGACCTGTTGCTTGGCCAACTGGCGATTGACCGCGCCGGCCCCGGCTGCGTGCACATGGCCGCCGATCTGCCGCGTGAGTGGTTTGAGCAGCTCACCGCCGAACAGCGCGTGTTGGTCAAGGTCAACGGCAAAGACACGTACCGCTGGGTCAAGCGCCGCGCGCGCAACGAGGTGCTCGACTGCCGCAACATGGCCCTGCACGCCGCCATGGGCTTGGGTGTGCACGGCTTCACCGACGCCCGCTGGCAGCAAATTGAAGCCGCCGTGCAACCCGCCGAAGACCTGTTCAGCCGCGCCAGCCTGCCAGCGCCCGTGCCCACCGCCGAGGCGGTGATCGCCCAGGCCAAACCCCAGCCCACCCGCCAACCCACCCGCCCCGCCGTCACGCGGCGGTGGTGATCGACCATGCAAATCAAGATCGACAGCAACTTCAAAGACCTGGAGCGCAAGTTCGCCGCCTACGGCAAGCAGGTGCGCTTTGCTGCGGCCACCACGTTGACCGAGCAGGCCAAGGTGGCGCGCGAAGAGGTCAAGTCGGCCATGCAAACCGCGTTTGATGCGCCCACACGCTGGACGCTGGAGGGCATGCGCATTCAGGCCGCGCGCCCCAACAAGCTCGAAGCCGGTTTGTTTTTCAAAGACGGCAAGCAAGGCGACCCAAAAAGCCCGCTGCACTACCTGATTCCGCAAATCTACGGCGGCGAGCGCCGCACCAAGCGCTTTGAGGGGCGCTTTCGTATGCACGGCTACATCAGCGGCCAAGAGCGGCTGATCCCGACCAAATACGCCCAGCTCGACGCGTTTGGCAACATGGGGCGTGGGCAGCTCACCAAGATCCTTAGCCAGCTCAAAACCGCCGTGGTGCAGGGCGACTACAGCAACGCCACCGACAGCCGCCGCAGCAGAGCCAAGCGCGCCGTGGTGCAGTACTTCTGGAGCAACGGCCCCGGCCAACCCCAGCGCGGCAACCCGCGCCGCAAAGACCACTTGCTGCGCGGCGTGTGGGAGGTGCGCAACTTCGCCTTTGGACGTGGCACTCCGCGCCCCATCTTGCTGGTGTCGTCGCCCGGCCGTGTGCGTTACGCCGCCCGGTTCGATTTTCCCGGCATCGTGCAACGCAGCACATCGCGCAACTTCAATTCCATCTTCCAAGAAAAAATGCGCGTGGCCCTGGCCACGGCGCGTTACGAACACCAGCTGTCCATTCTGTGAGCGCCATGACCCAAAAAACCACCACCCCCCGCAGCAAACCCACCACCGCCCGCCCGCTGTTTGCCGGTCAAAGCACCGACAGCAGCACCCACGCCGGCACCGAGCCCGCGCCCGCTGCGGCCGAGGCCGAAGCCGACTTTGTCACCGAAATGTTCAACCTGCTCGAAACCATGGCCCCTGCCTTGGCTGGCGAACGGTTAAAGCTGGAGCGCGCGGTGCGCGTGCGCTTTGGTGGAGTCAAGCGCCGCGTGACATTGCACCCCGATCCGGACACGCTGGAAAGCCGGGTGCTGGCCCTGTTTAATGGCCGCAACTCGGTGGCTGTGGCTGGGCAGCTGGGCATCACTCGCCGCCGCGCTTACCAAATCATCCAAGCCGCGCGCTTGCGCACTCGCCAGCAAAAACAGTAAGATGGTCTTTCCCGGCGGGTGGCAATACAAGCCGGGAGTTATCACATCAGCGGCGGCGTGGAAGGACACGCCTTTGCCGAAAGTGACCCCTACGAAGCAACGGCACGCGGTTGGGGTAAGCCGGAATCAAGCCCGGCCCGCTGATGTGATGGTTAAAACGTGATGACGCATGGCTCATAGCCATGAAGGTCGGCGGCGGGCTGGGGGTTCCTGGCTGCCATCAACGAAAGCCGCTGATCGGTCATGAGGTCAAGCGCCGGGCAGGACTAAACTGCGGCACCCGGCACCATCACGCATGCGGATTAATCGAATAGCGTAGCCTGGGCGCGAGTAGTCAGGTCATCGTAGTCCGCAGCCGTGATGGTGAGGTAGCAATGCCTGCGACATTTTGTGCGGGCAGCAAAAACAGTGAAACGATGGACCCCAAGGCAGGCGGCTGGGGCATGACCATCGGGTCATGTCCACCACCTTCACCTCGGCCGACCTGGCCGCCATCAACGCCGCCATCGCCAGCGGCGAGCTGCGCGCCAGCGTCAACGGCCGCATGGTCGAATACCGATCCATTGACGACCTGCAGCGCGCCAAGCGCATGATCGAAAGCGAGCTGGCCCAAGCCGCTGCCGACACCGCAGGGATTGACCGGCCGCGTGTGCGGCACTTCACCTTTGCCACCCTGCGGGAGCGTGCGTGATGGCCCGGCCCGACACCTACACCGAAACCACCGTCGGCGCTGCCAAGCGCGCCGGCCCGTCGCTCATTGACCGCGTGGTGGGTTACGTCAACCCCATGGCCGGCCTGCGCCGCGCCACAGCCCGCGAACTGCTCAAACGCGCCTACGAAGGCGCCAGCACCGCCGACGGCTGGCGGCCCCGCCGCGCTGGCGCCAGCGCCAACGCCGACGTGATGGCCGACAGCGCCCCGCTGCGGCACCGCGCCCGGTCACTCGTGCAAAACGTGCCCTACGTGGCCCGCGCCGTGCGCCAGCTGGTGGCCCAAACCGTGGGCACCGGCATCACCCCCCGCAGCTTGGCCAGCAACGCCGCCGCTGTGGACTCGCTCTGGGCGCTCTTTGTCCGTTTCGCCGACGCCGACAGCCTGGGCAACCTGTACAGCCTGGTGGCCCGCGCCTACCGCGCCAGCGTCATCGATGGCGAAGTGCTGATTCGCATTCGCCCCCGCCGCACCGACGACGGCTTGCCCGTGCCCGTGCAATTCCAGTTGCTCGAAATCGATTGGCTCGACACCAGCAAGCAAGGCACGCGCGCTGGCAACACCATCATCAACGGCATTGAGTACGACCCCCTGGGCCGCCGCGTGGCCTACTGGCTCTACGACCGCCACCCCGGCGAAATCGTCAGCCTCACCGGCCGCAGCGGCGTCACCAGCAGCCCGGTCGACGCGGCGCGCATCATCCACTACTACGCCGCCGAACGCCCCGGCCAAGGCCGTGGCATCAGCCGCCTGGCGCCCGTCATTGCCACCGTGCGCGACCTGCAGCTGTACGAAGACGCCGAAGCCCAGCGCAAAAACCTCGAAACCCGGCTGGCCGTGCTGGCCAGT